ATCGCGGGCCATCTGCGCGATGCTTTTTTTAGCATATTCGCGATAGCCATTCATTTTGCCTGCAATATCAATTTTTACCATTTTTTGAAAGTATTTGATTATTAATACTTTAGCAAATTGCGACAAAAATAATTCAACCTCTTAACAATTATTAACAGGCAAAATGAATGTTATCAATTCACTTTGCCTTATATTTGCACCGTGTAAGTAAGTAAGCTACTGCACGGCGCATAAGAAAGGCTGTCAGACAATTTGCCTAACTCAAAATTCGCTAACCGCAAATTTAAGACAGTTTTTCTTTTTCGCCAAACAATATAAGTAAGTAAGAAAGTAAATTATTAATTTTTAACACTATGGCAGAAAAAGACATAATCGACTTGAGCCGCAGTATGAGATACGACGGCGACGACATAGTAAAGGCTATGGGCGACATCAAGGCTTTTATTATGTATCTGATGGGTGAGGCTAAAGAGGGCCTAACGGTTAGTGCCAATGAGGTAGCTAATGTGTTTGACACCATCGACTATTTCACACGTGATGTAACCTACATTAAAAACAAAGGATGATGGAAAAGGTAACACGTGATGAACTAAGAACTATGGAGTACGGCGAAACTAAAGTTTTCGACCTACCTAATGCTTTGGCCATTGAAAGCGGCAAGGCTACAGCCTACCAGACGCAAAATATTTTGCGCTGCCGTTTTTCGGTGCAGACTGACTACGTAAACAATCGTCTGACGATTACAAAACTGCGGAACGATGATACAGACTAAACCAAAAGTAGAACCCGATGCCCTGTATAATCAACGACAGGCCGCCGCCGCGCTGGGAGTGGAACGCCACACCATCGCACGCTATGAGGCTAACGGCTATATCAAATTCCGTGTGCGTAAAGCAGGAAATACGAAAGTAACCACCGGCGCGCAGATAATCAAGTGCTGGGAAAGTATGTACCTATAATCATTATCGCTATGCGTAAGAAACATTTATTCGACTTTGTAGCAGGCTTTGATAAGCTACTGCACGCTGAACTAACATTTGATGAGGCGCGGCCCAAAGGCTTTGAGTTAGCAAAGCAGGTGGGCAAACCAGTGAAGATGTTTTGCTTTAATGAGCCTCTAAGCAAATGGAACTTTATCGGCACCTATCAGACCGATGGCGAAACAATGATAGACAGCTGGGGCGAGGCTAACAAGTTTGACCCGGTGCAAAATGAATTTAGAAGAACCATTAAATAATTAATGCAATGATTACAGAATTTACATTAAAAGTGCAGATAGGCGTAACGCCTGAATTAGCCGCCATATTAGGGGCTATGCTGCAAGGCCGCACAGCAGCTGTAGCGCAGCTGCCCGAAACAAGCGACCAGCCGGAAGACAAACCGGCTAAACCGAAACGCCAAAGAACGGCACCCGCTGCCGTCGATGAACCGACACCCGCCGCTGATCCGCAGCCGGCAGTAGAGGAAGCAGCCCCGGAACAGGCGCAACCCGCGCAGCCGGAAGCACCCGCCACTGACGCGCCGAAGCAGTACACCGAGGAAGACATTAGGGCTGCTATGCACAAGACCCGCCAGCGCATAGAGGGTGAAGACTACAAGACTAACACCGATGGCGACCTGTACAAACGCTACCACAAACAATTAACGGCATCGTTTAAAAACATCGCATCTATGTTAGGTGCTGAAAAGCCATCTGCGCTGCCCGCCGATAAGCGCGAAAGTTTTTGCATCCAATGCGAGGAACTGTATATAGACGACAACGGAGAATTACAAGTTAGATTACCTTTTTAATCATGCCCGGACAACACGCACTATTAAGCCCCAGCGCAGCGCACCGATGGATGCACTGCACAGCAGCACCCCGGCTGGAGGCTGACGCGCCCGACAAAGAAACGGACTACGCGTTAGAGGGGACGTTAGCGCACGCATACTGCGCCGCTAAGCTAAAGACGGCATTAGGCCTTAACACCGATGCCGAGCAAGCAGAGATAGCCCAGCTGAAAAGCACCTACCACACAGGCGAGATGGACGAGTACACCGACACCTACAAAGTTATCGTAATGGAAAAGTACAACGCCGCGCGCACTGTAACTAAGGATGCCCAGCTATTGGTAGAAACACGGTTAGACTTTACCGCACACATCCCGGAAGCATTTGGCACAGCCGACGGCTGTATAATCGCTGATGGCTGCTTAGAAATTATAGATTTCAAATATGGTAAAGGTGTTAAGGTGTCTGCCATCGCTAACCCACAAATGATGATCTACGCACTGGGTGCCTACGAAAAATTCAATTTTGAATATAACATAGACCGTGTGCGCATGACGATAGTACAGCCGCGCATCGACAATCTTAGCGAGTATGAGATTAGCGTAGCAGACCTACTGCAATGGGCAAACGATAAGTTAGCACCGGCAGCACAGGAAGCATTTAGCGGTAACGGCAAACAGAACCCCGGCGAGTGGTGCCAATTCTGCAAAGTGAAATGCAGCTGCAAGGCTTTGGCAGAAAAAAGTAGCCACATCGCTAAGACCTACGAAAATGTAAACCTAATCAGCGCCGACCAGATGGCTAAAGAGGTGCTGCCGTGGTTAAGCATCATTAAATCATGGTGTAGCAGCGTAGAAGAATATGCACTGACACAGGCCCTGAACGGTGTAAACTATGAGGGCTACAAAATCGTAGAGGGGCGCAGCATCCGCAAAATCACTGACCCCGCCAAAGTGCGTAACATTCTGATGATACAAGGCTATGCCGAAGATGCCTATATGAAACCCGCCGAACTGCGTACTATCACAGATCTGGAAAAGATTATAGGCAAAAAGAAGTTTGCCGAACTGTGCAAAGACTACATTGACAAGCCACAGGGCAAACCGACATTAGCCCCGGAAAGCGATAAGCGACCCGCATTTAATGCCGCTGCCGAAGACTTTAAGAATATAGAATTATGAACCATATAAAATTTTCAAACAATGATTAAACCTATTGTAAAAGACAACAAGGTAGTATTTGGCCCCTGCCGCCTAAGCTACACCCACGTATTTAGCAAATACGCCCCGGAGGGTAACCCCGAAGATGGTAAGTACATGACTAACGTACTGATCCCGAAGAACGAAAAGGCAACCATTAAGGCCATACAGCAGGCCATCGAAGCCGCCAAGCAGCAAGCCATCGTATCGAAGTGGGGCGGCAAAGAACCTAAGAAACTGGATATGCCGCTGCGCGATGGCGACGAAAAGGACGACGACACCTACGCTGATAAATTCTTTGTGAACGCAAAGAGCAGCACACGCCCCGGCATCGTCGATAAGAACCACGCCCCGATAGTGGACGAAGAAGAATTTTACAGCGGCGTGTGGGCTGTAGTGTCGGTGACATTCTACGGCTACGACGTTAGCGGTAACCGTGGCGTAGCCTGCGGCCTTAACAACCTGATGAAGTTCAAAGACGACGAAAAGTTAGGCGGGCGCGTATCTGCCGATGCCGACTTTGCCGACGTAGAATTAGACGGAGAAGACGACGAAGATTTGTAAACCATCCACTAACCCAGCCGCCTGACGGAGTACAGGCACGGAAACGGCAGGCGGCTATTTAAAACATACCACAATGACAATTTCAGAATATCTGGGCAACGCTATGGCCCAAGTAAAAGACGCATACACACAAGGCTGTGCAAAGCGCGAGGCTAAAAGAAAAGCCGAATATATTAAGGCACTCAAAGAAAGCGCATACATCGACGAAGTGGGCGGCAGCCTGTACATCGTCTGCAATGGCGTAGCAGTGCGTAAAATTAACCCGACAGACAAAGCAGATGCCATCGTTAATAGCCTTAACGACGTGCGCAAATGTGCTTTATCGTATCAAGGTTTAACCGAATAATCTAAGGCACGATGTTAGAATTAGGCATAGACATAGAAACCTACAGCAGCAACGACCTGACGAAATGCGGCGTATATAAGTATGTAGAGGCACCCGACTTTAGGGTATTGCTTTTCTGCTACGCCGTGGACGGTGGCCCGGTGCAGTGTGTAGATTTAGCCAGCGGTGAGCAGCTGCCGGCTGATGTAGCCAATGCCCTAACAGATGCCAATGTGATTAAGACGGCATATAATGCAGCATTTGAGCGCATTTGCCTGACCAAGCATTTAGGACTATCCAAGCCATTAGACCCGGCGCAGTGGCAGTGTACTATGGTGCGCGCTGCACGCATGGGGCTGCCTCTATCACTGGGTCAGTGTGGCGAGGTGCTGAAACTGGAAGACGGAAAAATGAAAGAGGGCAAAGCCCTGATTAGATACTTTTCTGTGCCTAACAGAGCCGGCAAGCGTAACAAGCCCGAAGATGCCCCGGACAAATGGGAAATTTTCAAAAAATACTGCATCCGTGACGTGGAGGTAGAACAGGCTATTTTGGCAAAGGTGCGCCGCCTACAGCCCGCCGTATTCGATGAGCAGCTATATGTAGCCGATCAAGAGATAAACGACAGAGGTGTACTAATAGACCGTACATTTGTCGATAATGCCGCCAGATTTGACGATGAGTATAAAGCGCAGCTATACAAAGAGGCGCAGGAACTAACCGGCATGGAGAACCCTAACAGCCCCGCGCAGATTAAAGAGTATCTGCACAAAGCTACAGGTACGCCCATAGCCTCACTGAATAAGCGCGAATTAGACGACATCGAAAAGAACCTGACCTACTACCCCAAAGCGCAGCGAGTGTTAGCCATCCGCAGGGAAATGGGCAAGACCTCTAACAAGAAGTACGCCGCTATGCAAGAGTGTGTTTGCGCCGATGGACGCATACACGGACTACTGCAATTTTGTGGCGCAGCCCGCACAGGCAGATGGGCAGGCCGTTTGGTGCAAGTTCAGAACCTACCGCAGAACCATTTGGCAAACATCGACGATGCCCGCTATTTGGTTAAAGCCGGTGATTTGGATGAATTTGAACTGAACTACGACAACGTAACACAGGTGCTATCAGAACTGATACGTACTGCCTTTATAGCTAAGGACGGCTGCATATTTCACGTATGCGACTTTTCGGCGATCGAAGCACGTGTAATAGCATGGTTAGCCGGTGAAAGCTGGGTGCTGGATGTTTTCCGTAACGGCGGTGACATCTACTGCGCCACAGCCAGCCAGATGTTTAAGATGCCTGTAGAGAAACACGGACGTAATGCCGACCTAAGACAAAAAGGCAAAATCGCCGTGTTAGCACTGGGCTACGGCGGCGGCATATCAGCATTAGAGGCAATGGGCGGCAAACGTCTGGGCCTATCAGAAGCCGCGGAAAGGGAAATAGTAAGCCTGTGGCGAAATGCTAACCCGCGCATCGTGAAGCTATGGAGCACGATAGAACGCGCTGCCATCGCAGCCATTAAGACCGGGCGCGAAGTGGGCATTAACCGCGGCATAACTGTTAGCTACCGCTGGGGGATGCTGCTAATTACCCTGCCGTCTAAGCGTACCATCTGCTACCCGCGTGCAAGCGTGGGCACCGAGTATGGCGACAGCTGGAGAGGCGACCACGATATTATAGAGTATGAGGGCCTGAACCAGACTACAAAGAAGTGGGAAAAGATACGCACCTATGGCGGCAAACTCACTGAAAATGTAGTGCAGGCTATAGCCCGCGATATTCTGGGCATCGTGATGCTGCGCGCTAAGCGCGAGCAGCTGCCGGTAGTATTCCACGTGCACGACGAAATTATAGTAGAGGCTGAAAGCAGCAGACCTTTGTCTGATGTGGAAGCCCTATTTAGTGAGCCTATAGAATGGTGCCGCGACCTGCCATTAAAAGGCGCGGGATATTCTACACCCTATTACCTGAAAGATTAATAACATAAATAACACAATGCAATGAAAAAGATACTTAGATTTAAGTATGCAGCCATACGCAGATATGGCGCAAAAAGATGGGCAGTAGCCAGTGGCTACATCGAATTTAATATTACCTACGTAGTATCATGTAGTCAGTGCGAAATACTGCCCTGCCATAACGGTAGCTATCCGTTTATCGTGGAACTATCCAACGGCACAAAGTTTTTAGCATACCTCAAAAATACCGGCACGTCTGCGCTGGATGAGGTGCTGAACGAATACGGCGAACTGTACAATATGCAGGCAGAACCCGCCGCAGCAGACTTTTTAAAACTCAATATTAACCGCATAAGCTAATCTGACATGAATAAGGTAGATTTGAAGTTACAATTAGTCAAGGAATTTGGCTACGACCAAAATAAGGAAGCGATAGATTTTTGCCGCGAAGTCTATAAGTTTTTAACCGAAGACGACGAACCGCAGCAGCCGACCACCGCCGCTGATCAGAGCGAAGCAACCCCGGAAACAACACCCGCCGCATTTGTCGATGGCGTATATGTGGTACTGAAAGACGGCAGCAGCGTTAAGCATGAGTACGGCAGACAGTATGCCGACCACATCAAAGGCGACTGTTTAGGTGTCGGTGTAAAACTGGGCAGTAAATCTGTGTTAATCGCCCTGCATGATGAGGCAGACGGCGAGGAAATAACGCTGACCAAAGACAGTAACAAGGCAGTGAACCACGGCCACTACTGCGACAACCGATTAGACGCTGTAGCAGACTGGGACGGCGCGGCAAACACCGACAGACTGAAAGCGGAGGGCCTTAACGACGGTATTAGCCTGATGCCCGGTTACTACATCCCATCTTTGGGAGAATTGGTATTTATATGGCTGCACCTTAAAATGGTTAATGATGCACTGAACGCTGTAGGCGCAGAACCTTTGCAGCGTGATTGGTACTGGAGCAGTACAGAGTACAGCAGCACGCTCGCGTGGAGTCTGACCCTCAACGACGGCGGCACCCGCAACGGCACTAAGGCCGCGAACCAGTTTCGCGTTAGGGCGGTGTCAGCATTTATTAGTTAGTAGTTAATGGTTAATAGTTAATCTTAGAAGCCCGGCGAAAGCCGGGCGACTTTAAAGCTAAGCACTATGGATTACTGCAAATGCTGCTGCGAAAACTGCCTTTTTTATCGCGCGGACGGTGACGATATAGGAACCTGCACTATATCTGACAACATCGTAGAACCGATGCAGGAAGTGTGTAACGACTTTATGCCGTCTGACGATCCCGAAGACGACTAATTAAAAAGTAGTCAAATTATGCCCATCAATTTTAATACAAGCGTTTCGGTCACGGTGTCTGCTGCCGTCTATAAAGCACTAATGCCGAAGTTATACGCCCAGCTGGAAAATGAGGAACGCCCATTTGAAATGCTGATAGCGAAGCCGGAAAAGGGGCTACGTGTAATTACCATCAACACGTTAGCCGAGTATCATAGCTACTACACCAGACTACTGCAAGATAGCATAGGAGGGCTAACAATATGACCCCCGACGCAATTAAGCACGACTGCTTAGTAGAAATAGCAACCGCACACAGCCGCCTATCTAAAAAGTGGAAAAATAAACGCTGGAAGTGGAGCGACTTAGTGAGCCGCTGCGCAGAAACAAAGCGCACAGGCGAAACGGTGGCAGAGTATCTGCGCATGAGCCGCGAAGAACAAAGTAATATTAAGGATGTAGGCGGCTTTGTCGGTGGCTACCTTAGTGGTGGCGTGCGCAAAACCTCTAACGTGATGTACCGCACTGTGGCTACACTGGATATAGACTACGGCACGCCCGACGTATGGGACGACTTTACGGTAGCCTATAACTTTGCCGCGATGCTGTACAGCACGCATAAGCATACTAAAGATAAGCCCCGCTACCGTTTGGTATTTCCACTAAGCCGACAGGTGACACCATCCGAGTATGAGCCACTTTGCCGCCGCATCGCTGCCGAAATAGGTATAGACCTTTTCGACATAACGACCTACCAACTGCCCCGCCTGTTTTATTGGCCATCTACCAGTAAAGACGGTGACTATGTATTTGAGGTGCAAGACGGCCCGATATGTAACGTAGATGCCATCTTAGCAAGCTACATTAATTATAATGATGTATCGGAATGGCCTATAGCCAGTAGAGAGGGTGACGCGGTAGCGCATGAGATACGCAAAGCCGGTGATCCTTTGGAAAAGCCCGGTTTGATAGGTGCTTTTTGCCGTGCCTACAGTATCGAAGACGCTATAGAACATTTCCTAAGCGACGTGTACGAAAAAACAGCGCATGAGGGCCGCTACACCTACCGCAGTGGTAGTGTCGCCGGTGGCTTAGTCTGCTACGATGGTAAATTTGCATACAGCCACCATGAAACAGACCCCGCCAGTATGCAGCTGTGCAATGCCTTTGACCTGTGCCGCATACATCTGTATGGCGTGCACGATGAGGGCACACGCGTAACTGACATAACACGTTTGCCATCCTATATTAAGATGCAGGACTTTGCCGCCAAAGATAAGGCGGTGCGTGTGCTGCTGACTAAGGAACGTAGAGCCGAAGCGGATGCCGACTTTGCCGACATCGAATTAGACGACGCAGACACTGCCGACGATGAGGCTAACACCGAATGGATGGCAGATTTGGAGTACGACCGCAAAGGAGCGATTAAGAGCACTGCTAAAAACATAATGGCTATCTTAGACAACGATAACAAGTTAGCCGGGCATCTGTGGCATGATCTTTTCAGTGGCTTTGATTTGGTCACTGGGGGGCTGCCGTGGGATGCCACAGCAAAGCAGTGGGGAAACCGCGACGATGCTAACCTGCGCATCTATCTGGAGGAAAACTACGGCGTAACAGGCAAAGACAAAATCAAGGACGCTAAAGATGCCATCCTGACCAAACACCGTAAGCACCCCATTAGGGACTATCTTAAAAATCTAAGATGGGACGGAGTGCGCCGACTTGACACCCTGATTATAGATTATATCGGTGCCAAAGACACGCCACTAAATAGGGCTATCACACGTAAGCACTTTGCCGCTGCTGTGGCGCGCGTAATGCGCCCCGGCTGCAAATACGACTACTGCCTAATTATACGCGGTGCCGAGGGCATTGGAAAATCTACACTTTTCAGTGTGATGGGCGGCGAGTGGTTTAATGATAGCCTGACGACCACCGAGGGCAAAGGCGGTATGGAGCAGCTGCGCTGTAGCTGGATAGTGGAGTTAGCCGAGCTATCAAGTATCAAGCGCAGCGATGTGGAGCAGGTTAAAAACTACCTATCACGGCGTGATGATATATACCGCGCTGCCTATGGTACTGTAGTGGAGAAGCACCCGCGCCAATGCGTTTTTTGCGGCACCACGAATGAAGACTATTTCCTGAAAGGCGATACAGGTAACCGCCGTTTCTGGGTAATACAGGCTGATGCCTCACTGCGCACACGCAGCTGCTTTGACGACCTACCCCAATGGCGTGATCAGATTTGGGCAGAGGCGGTGCAAGCGTGGCGCGACGATGAGCCGCTGCACCTACCCACCGAACTTGAAACCGAGGTGCGACAGGTGCAAGCCAGCTGCAACGACGACAGCGACGACCCGATGAAAGGCATGGTAGAATTATTCCTGCAAACCAAACTGCCGGTAGATTGGGATAGCTGGGATTTGCGCCGCCGACGTGCGTACTACAACCAACCCGACCCACTGGAGGAAATAGGCACCGTAGAGCGTGAATATGTGTGCGCTGCGGAGTTTATTTGTGAGCGTCTGCAAAGAGATATGCAGGACAAAGACTATAAGTATTTGGCCCGCCGTATCTGTAAAATTTTAGATGCTTTGAAGTGGGAGCGAATAGGCAGTAAACGCTATGCAACTCTATACGGAGTACAGAAGACGTTTAAACGCCCGGTTACAAATTTGGTTACAGACGACATCTAAAATGAGGTGCTGAAAAATGAAAAATGGCAAAATTCTGTAACTTGTAACCAAATTCCGATTTTGGTTACAAATTTGGTTACAAGGATAAGCCGCTGAAAATCAGTATAATATATATAATGTAACTATGTAACCAAAAATATGGTATTATATTAGTAAATAGAAGTAGTATATAGATTTTATATAAAAAAGTATATATAACTAATTTATAGCATATATATAGGGAAATTGAAGATAGTTACAGTTTTGGTTACAAGCAATGAAAAAGAGCATAGCAAACATAGTAAATCATGCCGAGGTATCGGAAAAATCTATAGAGGCGTATTTAGTGGCCCGCAGCAAAGAACTGGGGCTGCCGTGCCTCAAATATTCTAACCCTAACATGGTGGGCTATCCTGATAGGCTTTTAGTGCTACCGGGCGGCACAGTGGCATGGGTGGAGCTGAAAAGCAAAGGCAAAAAGCCGACTAAAATACAGATGATCCGAGCAGCCGAACTACAGGCGATGGGCCACACCTACTACTGCATCGACAGCAAAGCCGGCATCGACGATTTGTTTAACGAATTAAAAGCAGTTAAGTTATGATATATAAACCCTACGAATATCAGCAGACAGCTACCCGCTGGATAATGGAGCATCCGCGCTGCGGCCTTTTCTTAGATATGGGATTAGGTAAGACCGTATCGACACTGACCGCTATACAGCAGATGATAGACGACTGCGAGATAACACGTACTTTGGTGGTAGCCCCGAAAAAGGTAGCGGAAACGACATGGAGCACAGAGGCTGAAAAGTGGAGCCATCTACAGGGCCTATCAGTGGTTAAGGTGATGGGCACCGAAAAGCAGCGTAACTTAGCGTTAGCTACCAAAGCGGATGTGTATGTTATAGGCCGCGATAGCTTTGTGTGGCTGTGTGGTAAGTATGGCGGTATGCTGCCATTTGACGTGTTAGTGATAGACGAACTGACCAGCTTTAAAAGTTCAAAATCTGAACGCTTTAAAGCGATGAGGCAGGCAGTACCGACGGTGAAACGCGTAATAGGTTTGACCGGCACACCCGCGCCTAATGGCTTGATAGACCTATGGGCGCAGATGTACTGCATCGACATGGGCGCGCGTCTGGGTAAATCAGTAACCAAGTACCGGGAAACTTATTTTGAAACGCATAAATGGAATAACATCGTAGTGCGCTGTGACGTAAAGAAAGGCTGTGATGAGATTATACGGAATAAGATAGCAGATATTTGTCTATCTATGCAAGCTAAAGACTATTTGCAGCTGCCGAACCTTTTAACGCATAATGTGACTATAGACCTGACACCGGCAACGATGGCAGCCTACAGTAAGTTTGAAAAGGAAAAGGTATTAGAGTTTGCCGACGAACACGCGGGCGAACCTGCAAATATCTTAGCTAATTCTGCCGCGGGCCTGATGAATAAGTTAAGCCAGTTTGCCAACGGTGCGATATATGACGACGACCGCAACGTACACGACATCCACAGCGAAAAGTTAGATAAGTTAGCCGAGATCGTAGAAGCCGCCAACGGCAGCAGCGTGTTAGTATTCTACCAGTACAAGCATGATGTTAGCCGCATAACAAAGAAGCTAAAGGGCTACAAGGTGGTAGCCTATGAGGGTGAACAGCAGCTGAAAGACTGGAACGCCGGAAAGATAGACGTACTGTTAGCGCACCCGGCATCTACGGCATACGGTTTGAATATGCAGCAGGGCGGCCACTATATCGTGTGGTTTGGTGTCGGCTGGAACTTAGAACTATACCAGCAAGCTAATGCCAGACTACACCGACAAGGGCAGCAGCACCCGGTAACCGTGTATAAACTGCTGTGCCGTAACACCGTCGATGAGAGAGCAGCAGCCGCACTTGAAAACAAAAAGGGAGTGCAGCAAAGTTTGCTGGATAGCCTAAATTATCTGATCCGAAAACATACCGCTGATGGAAAAACGAAAGCGCATTAACATATCTGTGGATGCAGTGCTGTATGAGAAGCTGCAACGCTATAAAGACCAGTACGGCTTTAAGAATATCTGCGAGTTTAACGTAGCTATGCTTAACGTGTTAGTCACTCACTTAGAAGCGATGGAGTTACTTAACAGCACTGACGACATGGATATAACCAAAGTGTTTGACGATATGGCCGACTACGGACGTGAGCAGCCTAACGTCGAACTGCGAATAAAGAAACGATAAAGTATTTAGAATTATGGCAAAGGATAAAGACTATATCAAGTTAATACACACTGAACGGTGGCTGCTGCTGCGACGTGATACACTGACAGCACACCCACTATGCCAGATGTGTGAGGATGTTGGCTATGTAGTGCCGGCTACCGAGGTGCACCATCGTACCCCGGTAGAGTATGGCGTTAGCTATGCTGACAAAGTAAGGCTGATGTATGACCCTGCTAACCTATGTGCCCTGTGCCACGACTGCCACGTTAAGGTGCATACAGAGATGGGCAGAAGCGGCAAGGAAGCAACGCGCCGACGCAATGCTGAACACGTTGAAAGAATTGTTAAAAAATTTTTTCAATGACGACCGGGGGCCATTTTTTAAAAGGGCGGGTGGCGCCGTTAAACCTCATCCCCACCTTTGTGAGTGCCTAAGTAAAATTTTGAATTTGCGGAACTTTGGAATAAAACGTAAAAAATTGTGAAAATATGGCTAAAAAGGTATCAGATTACAAAAAAGACATCGAAAAAGCACTGAAAGCGGCTAATAGTTATAATAAATCGCTGGATATGCAAATACAGGCGTTAGCCAGTGCTATGCGCACACTGGATTTGGCTAACGACGATATAGACGGCTTAGAATCGACTACGGTACTGGAGTGCACACGCTACGGCAGTAAGCACGCGCCCCATCCTGTGTTTAAGATACAGAAAGACGCGCAGGACAGTGTAACCAGACAGATGAAAGCATTAGGACTGACGGCGGCAGATTTGGCGGGCGAGATTGAAGACGACCCATTAGTAGATCTGACCAAAAAGGTTAAGAACGCCAGCCGGAGAAAACCTAACATAGTACGTAAAGACAGTAAGGAATGACCGAAGAAGAAAAAGACAGACTGCGCGAAGCCAAAGCCGAGGTAACAGAGGAACTGCGACGCATCCGTATAGCCGACTACCATTTAGACGAAGTGGACGACCGGCTAATAACCTACACTACACAGGTAGCGAGGCACCCCGACGCGCACAACCTCTACGAGCAGTTAGCGGTGCGCCGTTTCTTTGCTATGGCAGACAAATACGGCATCAACGCTACCGAGGTGAAACGCTTTGTAGTGCTGTACGAAAACCTGTATTTCCCCGGCAAAAAGGGTATGCAGAAATATAAACTAACGCCTGTGCAGATGTTTCAGTTTGCCAGTATCTACGGCTTTTGGGATGGCCCGCGCCGCGTAGTGCGCGAAGCAGTGCTGTACGTGCCGCGTAAGTTCAGTAAGACGACCAGCAGCGCGGCGTTTGCCATAGATGATTTGCTGTACGGCGATGCCAACGCAGAAAGCTACACAGGTGCTAACAGTAGCGACCAAGCTAAAAAATGCTTTGACGTGATCCGCGGCTGCGTTAAGAAGTTAGACCCGAAAGGCAGACGCTACACGGTGAACGAGCAGACGATTAAGAGCCGCCGCAAAGACCGCACGGCATTTGCCCAGTGTCTGACAGCTAACGCCCGGACTAAAGACGGACTGAACGCCAGCACCGTGATTATGGACGAATTTAGCCAAGCGCGTGATAGTGATTTGCTGACAGTCTTAACTACGTCGATGGGTGTAAGAGAGAACCCGCTAACGGTGATTATTACTACCGCGTCTGATGTATTCGACGGCCCATTTTATGAGATGCTGCAAGGCTACAAAGCGGTGCTGCTGGGCGAGTTTGAAGACGACACGCTATTTGCCCATATCTTTGAACCTGATTTGGACGACCCCGAAGACGACGAAGCGACATGGTACAAAGTGCATCCGCACATGGGCATAACTGTTAGCATAGATTTTTACCGCCGAGAGTACCGCAACGCACTGCGTAATGGCAGTGAGGCTATGTTAGCTTTTCGCACCAAACTGCTGAACCTTTACGCCGAGAATGAGCAGCGCAGCTGGATAAGCAGCACGTTAGCCCGGAGCATTAGCCGACCACTGAACTTAGACGCGATAGTAGGCAGACCCGACGCGATGGTAGCCATCGATCTTAGCGAAAGTGACGACTTTAGCGCAGTGACGATGGGTATGTACAACCCGCAGCAGAAAAGTTTCTTTTTTCATACTGCCTACTTTTTCCCTGAGGGCGCATTAAAAAACCATCCGAACGAAAAGCTATACAGAGTGTGGGTCAGCAAAGGCTATCTGCAATTAACGCACGGTGATGTTATCGACTACCGCACCATCGTAGATTATGTGCTGTATCTGAATAGCCGCGTTAGTATTCTGGGTATCGGCTACGATCCGTGGAAAAGCCAAGAGGTGATTAATATGTTAGCCGCATCCGGCGCAGACAATGTGCTGCGAGGTGTCAAACAGACCTACGGTAATTTCACTGCCCCGGTAGAATCATTTGAGCACGGCGTTAAGACCGGGAAGATACACATAAACGACAACCCGATAAACGCCTACTGCTTTGGCAATGCCGTGTTAGACACCGACAAACTGGAGAACTGCAAGCCAATTAAGCGAAAGCACACCCAGAAAATCGACGGCGTGATAACCAAACTGATGTGCCTACGCCTGTTTATCGACTATGAGCGATAAAGTTAAACAAAGTTAAATATTTTAGCCAATATTCCACAATGTTACAAAGTATGCCGTAATGTTACAAAGTGTGCCCGAAAATGTGGTACCAGAATAGCCCATTTTGCCTGTATAGTAGAAGACAGTAGCAAAATGGGCTTTTTTAACGACATATTCAAACTATTTAAACGCAGCGCGGCAGCGGAGAAAACCACCGGCGTTAGCGTATATTCGCCACGTACCGGCAGCACCTCACTGCTGTACGTGGACGGCGACACTGCGCTAAATGTGGCGACAGTGTACCGCTGCGTGAAGCTGATTAGCGAGAGTGTAGCTAATTTGCCTATGCAGCACATGAGATTAAAAGGCGGGCTTTTCAGACCTAATACCGATAGCCGCCTGCACTATCTGCTGAACGTGCAGCCGGATGATGCCTATAGCGCATTTGATTTTTGGGTGCAGGTAGTACAAAATGTGCTGCTGCACGGTAATGCCTACATCGTGCCCATCTACAGCGCAGCTGCGATGAACATAGACAGGTTAGTAGTCTGCGGTGTCGGCACTGTGAGCCACGACACGTATAACGACCGCTATACGGTTTGCGACACCACCAACGGCGTAACAGGCACATTTGGCGAAGACGAAATAATACACATTAAGGGCCTGACCTTTGACGGCAAAAACGGCGTTAGCGTACTGACCTTTGCCCGCGTTACTTTGGGCATCGCCACTACCGGCGACCGTGAAACGCTTAACAGGTTTGCCAATGGCGGCAACGTGCGCGGCATCGTGAGCAACGACACCAGCGTTAGGGGCTTTGGCGAGTACCAAGATAAGCAGCTGGAGAAGACAGCCGAAAACATTGACGATAGATTTCAGAACGGCGAGCGCATAGTTAGTTTGCCGGGACAGGTGGACTTTAAGCAGATTTCACTAAGCAGCACCGACATGGAATTTTTAAGCAGCCGCAAATTTACGGTGCGCGAAATATGCCGTTTCTTTGGCGTGCATCCGTCTTTTGTTTACGACGACACCAGCAATAACTATAAGTCAGCAGAGATGGCTAACGTGGCGTTTCTTAGTAACACACTTAACCCGCTACTGCGCCGCATAGAGAATGAACTACTACGCAAATTAGTAGAACCATCGCTAAGCGGTAAGTATAAGTTTGAATTTGACCGCAGGGGGCTTTATGCGTGCGATTTGGATAGCCGCATTAAGTACCAAGCGCAGACCATAGCCGCCGGCATTTACACAGTAAATGAATGGCGCGCCAGTGAGAATAAAGAGCCGGTAGCCGGCGGTGATCGTGTGTTAGTATCCGCTAACCTGAAAGCCATTGACGAAGTAACCGACGATAGTAACAGTATTGATAACAACACAACCGAGGGCAACAATGAATAAGAACGAATTAGTTAGACGTACACTGCACACGCCCGGCGCAGATATTCATGTGCGCGAGGGTGCAGACGGAGCGGCAAGCCGAACCATTACAGGCTATGCCATCCTGTTTAATACCGAATCTGCGCCGCTGTGGTCAGATGAGGATAGCGAAGCGCGCGAGATTATAGACCCCGCCGCTATCACTAAAGAACTTTTGGACGGCTGCGACATCAAATTTACGATGTTCCATAACCGCCAGCTGATATTAGCCCGCAGCAAAGAGGGCAGCGGCACACTTAGCTACGCCGTCGATGATAAAGGCGTGCAGTTTGAGTTTGACGCGCCAAACACCGCTGATGGCGATAAGGCATTAGAGTTAGTGCGCCGTGGTGACATCGCCGGCTGTAGCTTTGCATTTACTACACGCTACTGGGATAGCGAATTTGTAGAGCGCACAGCAAAGGTAGTAAACGGTACCACGATGATAACCTACCGTGTGAAGATGGTTACAGGCGTTTACGACATGACATTAGCCGCTGATCCTGCCTACCCGGACACATCCGTAGAGGCACGCGAGTTTGCTAAAGAACTGCGCGAAGCATCGCCGGAGCAGCAGCCTGATGCCAAACAAGTAGAAATAATGCGTGAGCAGGTGCGCGAAATGCGCCGCGCTGCAAAGCATAAATTAGTATAATGTTCAACCCCCTAAAAAGATTTGTATATGCCGAAAAAGACAAATGCAAAAATGAGTGTTCGCGAGATGGTCAGCAAGTACCAAGCGAACTGCGACCGCATTGGCGAGATCGCCGACGCGTGCGAGAGAGAGCAGCGCGGACGTACCGAGGCAGAAACCAAAGAGTACGAAGCACTGGAGCGCGAAAATGACCTTTTGCGTATGCGTATGCAGTCTGCCACTGCGGACTATATGCGTGAGAACCCTAACGCAGCTGCTGACGCTGCCCGCATCATGCGTGAAAACATGGAAGCGGGCCGCCAGACACAAATTTTGTTGGTGCGTGATTTGATGATGGTTAGCGACACAGCTAACAGTGCCGTGGTGCCTTTGAAGATCCAAGACATTTTGGAGCCTTTGACAGAGGGCCTTATTTTGGACAAAGTAGGTTTGCCTTTGCCTACAGGTTTGGCAGGTGACTACGTTTGGCCGACCTACGAAACTGTAGAAGCTACCATCGCCGGCGAGGGTGTAGCCCTGACTGATACAAAAATCAAGTTAGGCAAACTCACTGCATCGCCTCAACGTATTGGCATCGCTATCCCTATCACACGCCAGACTATCAACCAGACCGAAGGTTTGATTGAAACCATCGCCAAAAAGTTAATGCCGCTTAGCATCGCTATGCTGCTTAACAAGATTTTGTTTAGCACCGAGAAAGTAACCAACGCTACCACATTGGTAGGCCCCTTTGTCGGCTTAGCTGGCGATGCCGAAACCATTACACCCGACTTTAAGAGCCTTAACGCTATGAAAGCCGAGGTATTGGAAACAGGCGTAGATGGCGATAACCTTTGCTTTATTATGACAAAGGCACAGAAAGCCATTTTGGAAGCAACCCCGAAAGATAAGGGTAGCGGCATCATGGTATGCGAAAATGACAAGATCGCCGGACTGCCGGTATTTACTACCAACTACATCCGTAAGAAAGACGGTGAAACAGTAACCGAATTTATCGGTTTGGGCGATTGGCGTTATCAACCTATGGGCCTTTTCGGTGACATTTCCTTTGTTATCGACCCCTATAGCCAAGCACGCAAGGATGCTGTAGATTTCGTACTCAACGTGAACTACGGCACTACTACTTTGCGCAGTGAGGCGTTTAAGTTGAAAAAAGTAGCAACTGCTTAACATTGGTAGTGATTATGGCTGTAGTGGATTTGGCATTATTCAAAAAACACGTGCGCGCTGATGATTTCGACAGCGACGATGAGTATTTGCAGCATCTTTTAGATACTGCGGAGGTATCGGTAATAAATGCGACCAACCGGGACGAAGAAGAACTGAAAACCATAGGTAATGGCGCATTTCCTG